GCCCCAGGAACAAGTCTTCCAATCTATAATATGATATTTTCCATCCGGCGTCTTGATCACGGCATCGATAAAACCCTTAAAACAAAGGCCATCAGCACCTTCAATGGGTTCATAGAGTTGTTCTTCTGTCGAAACAACTTCAAATTCTTGAAAATATTCCTTCACGGCCGGTTCGATTTCCGGAAGAAGGCCGACGCCCTGTTCAACCATCTTTTCTATCAAAGAGGTGTCGATTACTACGGACTTATTTTCTAGAATTTGCAGGGTCTTCTTGAAAGAAGTCAGAAAATGCTCCTTCTCGTCAAAACCCTTTTCTAGAAGCTTTTTCTCACAGGTGTCGTGGATAGCCGTACCAAAAGCGGTGTATTCATTGCCCTCAAACGAGCTTAATTTCTTGATCCATGCTAAGTTGTGATAAAACGGACATAATTTCCAATCCTTTAGCTCGCTAAAAGATATATGTTTTTTTGCAGACACTAATCCTCTTTTCTAGTGCTCCGAACTGTCTTAGTTCCCTTTTTGCGAGTTTTAGGTCGCTTTTGCACTGTCTTAGTCTCTATTATAGCCTCTGCTTCAGAATTGTCAATAGCTTTTTCTTCTTTTTCTTGATTTTCTGGTCTTGCGGCCAACTGAGGGTCTTCTTTTTCATTTTTTGTCGGCTGGGTGGCCTGAATCAATTTCTCCACTTCATATACCCAAGTGTTGTCGGCTACGCTTTCGCTATTGTCGATACGATTTGATTTAATTGTATCGACAACAACATAGCCAGAATTCTCTACCCAATTCTTAACGGTTTTACCCTTTACGACAATCAATGAGGTTCTTCTGGTCTTCTTTGGTACGCCAATTGTCACTGTCAAGGTGTTCGTGCTGGTATCTAGGGATAATTCCTTTTTAAGTTCGTTGAATGTGTTTAACATATTACTCTCCTGTTTTATGTAAATAGTCAATCTTCAAGTAAACTTGCGGACTTACTTTCTTAACATCTTCGCGATCATTGATATAAAAATGCTCAAAAGCATTTGCAAAATACTCTCGCAAAGAAGTGGCACCGTATGGGCTAACAAACAGGCCCATTGTCAGATATGTTAATGTAGGGTACCCTACCGTATTCATTAGGAATTTATCAAAATTTCTGTTGTATTCGGTCTGCTCGTAGAACTCTTCAGGGATTGTGTAACCTTCTTGTTCTAGAATTAACCTAAGTCTTTCTCTTTTTCCTAGGAATTCGCTAATAACCTTCTGGTCGCCATACAGCATATCACCATGATCGCCCTCTAGGGAGTGCGCAACCTCATGTACAATATTTTCTAACATATCATGTGTTGTTGGTTCTGTGCTCGTCATATAGATAGCGCCATCTAAAAATGCAGCATTGCGATCACCCAAATCTTCGAATTCGCCGACATAAACAACGTCAATATTATCGAAGTAGTATCTGGGTAGTGTGTATTCTATTTTTGATAAAAGGGCCGGAATATCAACCTCTTCGGACTGCGGGAAATCCTTGATTAAGACGTTGATATCATTGTATATATGATATTCACGCCTAGGCTGTGATGCGGCCTCTTTTACAAAATCTCTCATCATTCTGCTGCGGCGGGGACTTCTTCAGTCGTTTCAGTTTGCTCGGGAGTAGTGGATTGTTCCTGTGCCAAACGTTCGCCCTCTTCGACATCGCCCAGCGCTTGGTGATATCCTCTAATCCAGTTTTCTTCTGCGATAACCATCAAAAATTCTGGAAATTCTTTAACCATGGTGTCTACAATCATTTCTACGGTAACTTCTCCGTTTTCTGGACTGTGTACTGTGCCGACATAATTAACCACTAAAGTTTTTAATGGTGAATCCTGCTCGACTACTTCTTTTAATATTGGATTCTCTTCTGTGCTCATTCTATTCTCCTATAAGATTTTTGCGGCGAGGGTTGCAACTTTAGATCTCTCACCTTTCAAGAGGGTGATGTGGGCTGCTAGGTCTGCTTCTTTAAACTTCTCAACTGCATGCGTTAAACCGTTGCTAGTAGCATCGATATATGTATTATCAATCTGTTCGACATCACCGGTCAATACAATTTTAGTACCCTCACCAACTCTTGTAATAATAGTCTTTAATTCGTGAGTTGTTAAGTTCTGAGCCTCATCAATAATAATAAAAGCATTTGCTATCGAGCGGCCGCGGATATAGGTCAGAGCTTCTATCTCAATTGTGCCCTGCTCCATGTACATTTCTAGCGTTGCTTTGTCGTTACCCATTAAGAACTGCAGATTATCTTGAATCGGCATCAACCATGGGTGCATCTTCTCTTCCAGGGTGCCGGGAAGGAAACCAATATCCTTTCCTAGCGGCTGAACGGGGCGAGAAACGATCATTCTAGTGTATCTAGGTTCGCCAGCATCACCCGATGTTGGATCTAAAGTTTGCTGTATTCCCGCGGCTATAGCACAAAGAGTCTTACCGGAGCCGGCCTTGCCTATCAACGTAACTAGGGATATATCTGGGTTCATCAAGATATCTAGGGCGTACGTCTGTTCCCTGTTCCTAGGTTTCACCCCCCAGACACCAGCCCTGTTAGCGGCGACGCGGACGAGAGGGCTAACATAATTTACAAATCGTGTCAAAACCGTTCTTTTTGAATTGATGTTTGATTTCAACATTACAAATTGATTTGGAAAGACTTCAATCTCTTCAGGATCTAAGTATATCTCTTCACCGCTATAGAGTGCATCGATTTCTGAGTCTTCTATGCTGTGCGCCACGTGACCTGTAAAAATACTTTCGCCACTCTTAACAATCTTATTGTCAATATAATCTTCACAGGACAGACCCAGAGAGTCACAGATTACGCGCATGTTAATGTCACGCGTGACAACCACAATTTCGCTTTCGGGACTATCTATCTTTTCAGACAGAGCTGTCGCGATGATCATATGGTCGGGAACGTTCATATTCAGATCTTTAGGGAACTGGTCTGTATGAACTGTCTCTATCCCTCTTACCTTGATTTTTCCCAGGCCCGGGCCCAAGCCGACGCCTTCATAGAGGCTGCCCTCTTCTCTTAGGGAATCTAATATTCGAATTATCGTTCTAGCATTCAAGCCGGCGCCATCTTGGCGCTTCTTATGCTTGTCTACCTCTTCTAATACCTTCAGCGGAATAATTATATCATTATCGTTGAAGGAAAAAATTGAATCAGCGTTTGTTAAATAAACACTAGTGTCTAGCACATAGATAGTCTTTGTCATATATCACTTTTTATTTACGAATCTCTCCACAAATTATTAGCAGCAAATTTGATAATTTCCTCTGCAGAGTCTTCGGTGTATCCATAGTCTTCTATTAGAGTTTCTACCATACCATTGTATTTCTTCTGTTGGCCCTTATCTCTACTCTTAGACTTTGTAACGATTCTTGTTATATCTTTCACTGATGTTACTAATTTGTTCTCAATTGCTTCACGTAGGGGCCCGTAACTTCTCCAGTCAATGACTTCGCCGCGGCGGAGCATAGCAAACATGTAAGCAGTAATGTCGCTTCTAAAATTATCTTTAGCGCTACCCTGTATACCGATCTGCTGTTCGATTGATTTCATGAAGTTCTCATCGGGATTGATCTCTTCTTTCGTAACCCGATCCTTAACCTTTGTGGCGTTCACGTAAGCCTCGGCATGGTCGAGATAGTTATTGAATAAAGCTTCGGCCTGTTCGTCATATGCGGAAACAAAAGCCTTTGTTATTTCTTTCTCTAGAATTCTTAGGTACTCTTCGTGAAGAATTTTCTGTAAGAAAATCAAGCATGTTTCTCTAGTTTCTTGATCTACAATCTGGTCCTTCACCTGCTTTACAAGTGAGTCGCGAATAGAGATTGGAGTTATCATGTTCTTATCTGAGTCCGACAATGCATTGTCGATAGCCTTCATGATAAAACGTGTAGAAATACCCGTCATCCCTTCATCAACTACCTCTTCGCGGAGATCATCAATGTCAAGTTTGCGAACAGAACCCTTTTCAACAATCTCTTCACCGTTGTATATTTTCATCTTCGTAAGAAGATCTACTTTGTTCGTTGGCTTGAGGCGGGAAAGAACAGCAAACATGGAGGCAAATTCTAGTGTGTGAGGCGCAAAATGGCACTCAAAATCAGATTCACCAATTAATTTTTTGTAAATCTTCTCTTCTTCTGCGTATTCTAAGCAGTACGGCACGTTAACGCGTACAATTCTATCCAAGATTGCTTCGTTAGTGTGCTCAGACTTGAACTTATTCCACTCTGCTTCGTTACAGTGAGAGAGGATTACACCATCAAAATAAATCATGGCCTGCTTGCCCGGGGAAGGGACTGATTTTTCCTGAGTTGCCGTAATCATGGTATGCAAGAACTCGATTTCATTCTTGAAGACCTCAACGAACTCTACAATGCCGCGATTACCTACGTTGAATGCCCCATTAAGACTCAAGACACGGGGATCATCTTCTGGATATAGATCCAATTTCGAAATGTCTTCAGTACCTATTAAGATCGATGTATCCTGTGTATTGGCATCCATTGGTGGTACAACACCGACGCCGCGGCGGCCTCTAATTGAAAAGGTCGACTCTGAAACTGGAACATTCATGTAATCGCCGGCGTGTTCATTCAAGAGATTGTGCCGGCAGACGGGACATAAATCACCTTCGATTTTGATGCCATAAATTTCTTGGAAAGAGGCTCTTAAACCACGCGGGATCAAATGGAGGGGTTCCTCGTGTATTGGACAATCTGCAATGTGATACATCGGGCCGGAATTCTCTAGGGCGCGCTTGATGTGTTCTACAAGGGCAGATTTGCCGGCGCCAACTGGGCCGAGTAAAAGCAAAACCTGTCGGCTTTCTTCACCTTTTAAAGAGGCTGATCTCAGGAATCTCATGATTTTTGCTAAAGAACGCTCCATTCCAAAGAACTTACTTTGAAAATAATCATAAGTTTTTACTGCTTCTCCGCCAAAAAGTTTATTGCACCTAGTGTCGGACTCCGCCATAGTAGTGATACCATGGCCAGCAAGAGCCTCATAGAGTCGCTTGTGAGCTAAATCACAAGCTGAAGGATTGACTTCTAGAAGATTGATATATTCTCCCAAAGTTCCTTCAAATTTTTCAGCTCTTTTACGACTGCTGTGTTTGTCTATTTCCTTAAGAAATTTTGTTGATTTTTTCATTTTAGAATTCCCATGGCTCCTCTTCAATTATTGTTGTAAAGAGTACATCGTCTCCCCACAGTTGTTTTATATGGTCATACACTCTTTGCGCGTCACGTAGGTCTATATCGCGACCATCGTGCTCATGTATAATACGTAGTGTGCTGTCCTTCATTAGCTCTTCCACATACACAACCGGCACAGAGTTCAATCCAACTGTACTAATTAGAGCGTCGCGGACGTTCGTCCACCCGTCTTCATTAGAAACATCATCTATAGTATGCTGATTGTTTCTTTTTTTAAAGGAAAAAGCAAATAAATTCAACTCCCTACAAGTTTCTTCATCTAAGTATTTTCTTAAAAATGAAACATCATTATGTACTTCGCGGGCTAACAAACAAGCGTCTAGGCCTTCAGCTTCCTCTATCTTCTTAAAAATTGTATAGCCTAGGTGGTAAGGATTTACACTACCCAAATGTGGGCGGACGACCTGATTATGTAATTTTATAAAAGCCAAATGATGTTTATGTGGGAGATCTAATTCTTTCATTATTTTTTCATGAATTAGGACGGCCCAACCCTCGTTCATAATTTTCGTATAAGCTTGTGGAAGGAAATATTGAGAATTCTCTTCTACAATCAACATTACATCTCTCTGCCAATCTGTAAGATTACGAGAGTTTTCTCTGATGAATGCTAGTAAATTATAATCTCGTTCTAGGGGCACCTTATCCAGATTAATATCATCGTATATCCCATCCTCATCATCAAGCATCTTCTCCGCATAAATTGCCCTAAGTTCATCATTGCTTCGTCTTATGATACCAGGGGTTCTGGGGATTTGGTACTTTATTGCATGACATGCATCTATAATGTTTTCTACTTTCTCTACACCTATCGATGGATCTCCGAGATATTCTTGAATCCTCTTAGCGCCTAACTTGAACCTATTGATCACGTTGTCTGGATCTGTATGTTTAAACATTCTGTTGTTCTTAAAGAAATCACTATGGCCGACACAATGTGCCATGGTTAACAAATGTGTGCTTAGTGGATTCTCTTTCATCAAATAAGCGATGCTCGGGTTTGAGTTGATAATCATCTCATAAGGTAGGCCGGTCTGACCCATTGTATATTTTGCATGAGTAAGTTCAAAAGACTTTCCAAAAGACCAATGTCTATAGTGCGTAGGCATGCCAGTGTAGGACATCGCACCGATCATTTCATGATAATCGATTATTTCATAATCAATGTCAAACCAGTCTAGGCCGTATGATTCGCCGATCTTACAGATCTTATTATCCCAGTCCTCTAATTCTCCTATAGTCCAATCGTTCATTATTTCTTTACTCCGAACAGCCTGTTGAATGCGGGCCATATTGACTCTGAGTTAACTATCTTTATTCTCTTCAAAGAGGAGTCCTCAATTAAATTTAATTCTTCCCACATCGACAGCGCCATGGGGTTCAGATTGGTCCTTCTGGCATGGTATGGTTTTGGTACCATGGGATCTACCCACGTGGGATCTTGCCAACCGTTGGTATCCCATGGCGTTATTTCTGCATATGAAATTAGTTGATTAATTTCTTTGAGTTCGGCTAGCAGATCTACAGACTTTTTGATGTCGGCCGGCCAATTTTCACCATCGCCGGCATAAAAAGTGTATATATTCCAAGAACTTGGGTGATATTGCTTCTCAATTAGGTCTTTCTCTAACTCTAGGGCCGTCGACATTATCGTACCGCCGGACGTTATTCTAGTGAAGAACTCTTGCTCATTTACCTGCTTTGCTTCAGTGGTGTGTGAGATAAATACAACTTCAACGTTTTCGTATTTGTGCCTAATGAATTGATACAAGAGGAAACAGAAGCTTCTTGCCAAGAATTTTTTATCCTGATCCATAGAACCGGATACATCCATTAAGAAGAAAATGACAGCGGCAGTATTTTCTTTATTTTTTGGCTTAACGTGGTGATACTTTAAATCGTCCTTGTGAAACGGAAAGCGCTCGTCGCTGTCGGGATTATAGGTACCAGCCGCTATAGCCCGCTTCTTTCTCTTAATTTTTCTCTTAAGAGTTTCCTTCTTTGAAAGTCTGGAACGGATGCCTTTGAGGCGATGGCCCTTCCTTCTTAGCTTTTCTTGATTTACAAACTTAAATCTCTTCTTTTCTAGTTCCGGAAGCTCTAGGCTGTCAAACAGGTAACTAGCTAACTCTTCTAAGCTTATCTCTACTTCATAGGATTCTTCGCCGGCTTTGTCGGAGGGCTTGTTTCCCTGTTGCATTCTTTCTGCCGTCTTTTTGCCGATCCTTTGGCCCTTCTTAACGTCGATGTCGCCGGCGGATCCAACCTTTTGATTCTTTTCGTTGCCACCGTAGACAAACCTATATTCTTTTATACCCTTTACAGGGATTTTTATTTTCTTTTTGCCACTCTGGCCAATAATACTCTCTTCTGCTACAACATCTTTTATGCTTTCCTTGATAGCCTTTTCAATCTTTTCTTTGTGGCGCTTTCTGTCAGTTGCACTTCTATCAACTTTTGATTTGTGTTCTCTAAAAATACTCATTAGACTTCCTCATATGTACTATATAGAGCCGGTATTTCTTACGAACACTAATAATATTTTTGGCTGCGGCGGCAGGATGGGGTCTAATCTTGGCTCCGGAGGAGAGGTTTGAACTCCCAAGTCATAAATGACGCTTGATTAACAGTCAAGTGCGGTTACCAGTTTCGCCACTCCGGAATGTCAAGTTTAGATTAATCCTATTTTTACTGCTCTCTTTTTAACAGCAACGTCGCTAATGTTTCCTATCTTATCCGATATTTTAACCCAAGAGCTTCCTCTTTTTAACTCTTCTTTTAAGACACTATCATATATTTCCCAATTAATCTTATGCCTCTTTTTGGCCGCGCATTGTCGTGAACAGGTTATCGAGCCGACCAATTTCTCACCATTACATATAGGACATATGTCTTTTTTGTCGCGTCTTCTCACTTCTTTGTAGTCTACATAATTTTCATCAAAGCGTGCAATACCGCTTGGTAGCTCAAGCAAACCTTGGTGATATTCACGGTGACAATTTGCGCACAAAAGTACACACTTTCTACATTCAGTTACGATTTTAGCCCACGAACGTATGTTAGCTCGTACAGACCCTAACGAAAATTCCTTCTCTTCAGGGTCGAGATGATGGAGTTCAAGAGCTGCAGAGGTTCTATCATATCCACAAACACCACACTGGGAGCCAAAAGCTGCAACTATTCTATCTTTTGTGGCTTTACGCCAGCGCTTGACGTTCTCCGATGATCTACTCATTATATTATCCTCTTATGTAATAAGTAGTTTTATGGTTCGAATTAAGTATATATTATTCCTATTAATATTTAAATCCATAAAGACATACATTGTAATGATCCACCGGATTTTAAGAATTCAGAAGTGTCGATCAGCCTAACAGTGTAACCATAATTTGCCAATTCATCAACAAGGCGATTATTCTTTGCCGGCATTAATATGTTGTCTTTGTACACGATAGAGTTGCATGCGAACTGATTAGCTTCGTTCTCCGTTACCGGTAACAGTTCTATGTTTTTAATTTTCGATATTGTGTGATCGCTAAATGCGCCGGGATAATATATGGCCAAGTCTTCTCTTAGGAGGCTAAAACAGGTGTCTAGGTGATAAAAGTTGGGATTCTTTAGCTTAAGAGAAATTAATTGCAATTCTAAGATCTCAGCGGTCTTTTTAAGGGCCCGGAGGTCTGATCTATATCCATACCCCGCAATCAGCTTGTTGCCCGATAGAATCGTGTCTCCGCAGCCTTCAAAGTGCATGCCGTCTGGTAGCTTGTGAGTTTCATATCCGAATTCCTCAAACCAACGCTGAAATACTTCTCTTTCCGGCTGTCGTTGATAGTGCTTAAAATTACTTAAGACTACTTTTTTGTCTTTAACTGTTCCGGCGTTGGCTGTGAAAACCATATCTGGCAGATAGTTTTCCTGCCCTATGAGCTTCACTTTTATACCTAGATCTTCCAGTGCCCACTTCATCTCAAACCATTGTTTTCTTGCCATGGCCGTGTTGACTTTTTCACCCTTCATCCATGGATTGATTGAATATTTCACATCAAAAAACATGGGTGGACATAGAAGCACTGTATTGCTGTCATTCATATATTATATAGACGCGGGAAAATTATTGGCGGAAGCGGAAGGATTCGAACCTTCGGTAGCTATGAACTACACACGATTTCCAATCGTGCTCCATCGGCCTCTCGGACACGCTTCCAAAACAATTAATTATTTTAAATAGCTGCGTAAAGACAGAAAGATGGTCTCGGTGGTAGGATTCGAACTCACGACCTTCGCGTTGCAACGCGATGCTCTACCGCTGAGCTACACCCGCTGGTTCTTTTTTTACTATTCAATATGATATATCTTATCAGCTTTGGCTATGTTTGTAAATTCACTAAATTTATTAAAAAAAAGGGGCCCGCGAGGGCCCCTTTTAGAAGATGGTGGAGGTGATAGGAGTCGAACCTACGACCTGATGCGTGCAAGGCAACTGCTCTCCCAACTGAGCTACACCCCCATGTCTTTATATACAACCCATAATCGGGTTTCACTACATTTAACTTCAAAAACTAAATTTTAAAGAAATTATTGGTGCCGGCACCACGAATCGAACGCGGGACATCTTCATTACAAGTGAAGTGCTCTACCAACTGAGCTATACCGGCTATTTTTTAATTTTTGTTTAATTCATCGAGGATTCGTTTTATGCTCGCTTCATTGGCGTGTATTTTCCAAATCATTCGACATGAAATAAACACTAGAGCGACAGTGCTGACTAAGCCTAAAGTATCCATTTTTCTCCCTTCTCCCCCTCCATGGCTGAGATGCTAGGATTCGAACCTAGAAAAGAACGGTCAAAGCGTTCCATGTTGCCATTACATCACATCTCATCTTTTTGGTACTTCCTAGGGGAATCGAACCCCTATTTCCGGGATGAAAACCCGATGTCCTAACCGTTAGACGAAGGAAGCACAATATTCATTATCAAAATCAATATTAGCACAATAGTACCTAGTGTTGCAAGTATTTTATTAAAAATTGTTTTTTTGTAATCTATGATAATTACTATAGGAGATACAATTAATAAATCAATAACATTACTTGTTTTGTCTATTCTATCCGGATGCAGTGGGCCGATAGATGATGACTATAATGAATTTGGAGAATACTTTTTTTCCATGGATTGTTCTTGGATTAGTCACGAAGATGAGCTTTCCACGTGGTGGTGCGAGGCTGATGTATCCACCACGATGATTACTGGCTATTTGTTTCTAGAATTAGTTGATAAGGATACCTTAGCATTCTGTGGCGAAGACCTAATATTAAACACAGGATATTCACTTCATGATGATCTAGTCGTCGGAATGACTCAAAACAAATACAGTTGTATTTTTTCTAGAGAGATAAACCTAGGTAATGAGTTTGATTGGATCTGGTATGATGAGGAGCGCCGACTCTCTTTAATATGGCGCCCAGAGGGAGAAGATGAAAAACATCTCTCTCTATTTATAGATTATGATCAAATATCAGAACTAGTCAACGGTGACGTATTTTACAAAGAGGACTAGCAGCTTCCAGTGGGCAGAGTGCTGATATCGAATGTTAAGCCGCCGTCTGGTTGAACGCTCAATTGATAATGCTGGCCATTTGGAGCTTTGAGTGTCAAATATTCTAGAGCAACCAGTTGAGTGTTGCATGCCGAACCAGTGTTTGCATATGCATCAAAGAGGAGATCTCCATCGTCATTAACGTGGAGTGAGTATTCGGTACCTGTGTCATTTGTAAGTATGATATGTTCAGGCATTCCAATAATTGCAGTATTGTAAGATACACGGGATTGTAATTGTGAAGATATTGATTCTAACGTCGCTATAGCGTCAACAAGTTGATTTATTTCTGTTCCAACTGTGCCACTTAAAGCTGTTACTTCGGCCGAAGAGGCACCAGTATCAATGTTTCCAATATTAGTGTTCATTTGTAGCTCCATTGCAGCGACGGCCGCCGCCATTGAACCACTTAATGTGGTCAAACTAGTGGTGTCTACGGCGCCGGATACAATCATCGACCCTGTTGCGGCTTGAACTTGTTGATCCGCGTAAGCCATTGATGCTGCACCAACTGCTGTTAAGTTTTGTGCAAAAGAGGCACTGAATGCTTCAAATTCAGTTGCAGATATGCCGTGAGAAAGATTCCCATTGACAGATGCTGAAAAGTTAGTAACCTGTTGGTCGGCGTACGCCATCGTCCCAACTTCTACCGCTACTAAGTTTTGTGCAAAAGAGGCACTGAACGCTGCAAATTCAGTTGGTGAGATTCCCCCGGAAACTGTCAAGTTCGGAAGAACCTCTGTCATAATAGAGCTTGAAAACTGATTAACTTGTTCTTGGGCGTATTGTTTCGCTTCCTCTTTAGTGTTCTCTAAAGTGGCCAGAATATCACGAGGTACCCTCGATCTGAATGTACCGAAGCTCATTTCTACCCAACACCCTTGGATCCAGTCCAGTTGTGCGTAAGTTGACTTGCGGGAATTCCAGTTAACCCTGCATAAACAGAGGCAGTTGCTGCTGCGGCAAGATCGGCACGTATATACATCTTTGAAACTTTGTAATCGGCTGTGAATGATTCGTCGTTAAAAAGGGTTATATAATTTGCCCGGTTGATCCCATTCTCTGAGAATCCAAACCTAAGTGGCGCTGATGTTTGAGACGCCGGCCGTAGATTTCTTATTACTATGAATTTAGTAACCTTTGGGAATTCAACGGCGATTATATCTCCATCCGCCTGTGCAGTTATCGAACTCGACAAGAATGGTACACTACTAACTTGGTACGACCCAACGTTATAAAGGCCTACATTGTGTGATATGAAACTTGTACCGACTGGCGATGAATTTGTTTTTCCTCCTGGCATATCTTTTACTCCTATCTATGTGTTATTTCTTTGTTTTTCTCTTTGTTGATTTTTTAATTTTTGAATTATGTTTCTTGATCTCTTCTTGTTGTTTTTTCGAAGCTTCCGCTAGTTGTGCGTTAAAATCATCTAAATCAATTTTTTCGTCTAGGGGGAAGTTTGCAGAAACTTCAGCTGTTTCTCTTGCAACATACGCTTTTACGGCGCGGTCGAGTTCAACTAAAGAATCCCTATATTCATCAATAAAAGCAATATATTCCACTATATTTTTTTCAACTTGTTTTGCATTTCCTTCAGTTAGTAGATTGTTGATAGCTACAGCATATTTGGAATGCTCTTTTTCATAATTATTGACCATCATGGCCAAAGCAGAACGACATAGCAATTTAGCGTCGTCGGCGCGGACCGTGAGAGTTACATCCACATATTCCATATGCTTTAAGATGTAATTTTCTATTTCATTGTTTTCTGACATTATTTCGATCTCCCTTCTTTTTGTCTCATATTGTCAATTGTTCTCAAAAACAGTTCTTTGATCGCCTCTTTCTTTTTCTCATCTTCTTCGTTATACCACATCCATGCGAAAGAACCTTGATGTTTGGATATTTTTTCTTCAAGCTTATTTATCGATTTTTTAAAATGTTTGAAGTGTTTTTTTGATATTTGCCTCTTAAGATCGTCTATATTGACATCTAGTTCGATAGCCAATATTAGCATGAGAAGATAATTTTGTTCGGCATATGCAGCGGATAGCTCCACGAACGTTGCTTCGGAGCTAGGATCAGCTGATATATCAGGGTGGCAAACTCTAGACAATCTCCTATATATTGTTTTCATTATTTTTGGATGTACCATGGATTCATCGTCGCCACAATCGTCATCGTCAGAGGCTTCCTGTTTTTCTTCTGCAGCTTCATTTTCGTTCAATTCTTCAGCATGATCGTTCCAAGCTGATGTACGCTCATCATCTTCAATTTCTTTATTGAAGAGAGTTTGAACTGTTTGTAGATCGTCTTCTGTGTCTTGTAATTCTTCTAAGAGATATTGATATTTCAATATTAACTTTTTATAGTTTTTGTTCATTTTTGACACCCTTCGTTGTATTGTTTCATATTATATAGATGAAGGGGGTGGCCTAAAGACCACCCCCTTCAAATTTTAATCTAAAAGATTAAGTAGTTCACAAGAACTAAGCTGTATTATACAGCAACCTTGAACTCAACCTTGATCTGACCACCGTCGAGGGACATTTCCATCGATGGCTTGCCTGCGCCGAAGCTCATGCTGTAGATGCCAGCTGCGTCGTCGAAGGAAACCTTCTGGACACCAGTGTCTTCTACTGCAAGAACGCGTGCGTCAGAGCTGATCATATCAGCTGCTTCTTCAGCTTCTGCTGCTGCGAGACGAGTCGTGAGAGATGCGTCTGCTGCTGCGCGTGCTGCCTCTTCTACACCCTGACGAGCGTCTGCGGAAGCAAGTGCTGCTACACGGCCAGCATTCTCGGTGGAGATGAGTCCATTGAGAGTGTTGAATGCGTTAGCATCGTTGTTCAAAGAGTTTGCAATCTCTAAGAGAGTGTCAAGCTGTGCTGGAGCAGAGTTAACCAATGCTGCAATGTCAGCGTCAATCTTTGTTTCCAAAGATAAGTCGCCTGCTGCTCGGGCTGCTTCTTCCACACCGTGACGAGTGTCACCGGATGCGAAGGCTGCGCTTACTGCTACGTGCTCAGCTGCTGCAGCTGCGTCTGCAGATACGAAATCTGCTGCTTCTTTAGCTTCCGCTGCAGCGAGACGAGTCGTGAGAGACGCGTCGGCTCCGCCGCGAAGGGCTACTTCGTCTGCAATTGCAAGATCGATAGAAGTGACATCAGCGTTTGTTGCTGCGATTTCAGCTGCGAGAGCTGCTTCTTCAGCAATGAGACGAGTCTCAATGGAAGCGTCAGCTGCGTTCAAGGCAATCTCGTCAGCGCTGAGGCGCGCATCAGAAGATGTCTGGAAAGCTGCACGGGCAGATTCTTCAGCGCCAATGCGTGCGTCAGCAGATACTTCGTGAGCACCCATAGCTACGTATACATCAGCGAAGTGGTCACTGATGATTACTTGATCGTAAGCACGGACTGATGCCTGCGAGCCAGAGTAGGCCGTCAGAGCTGCTTCACCGTTGAAAGCGCGGAGGTCTGCAGATACGAAATCTGCTGTCGTTGCTACGATTTCAGCTGCGAGAGCTGCTTCTTCAGCTGCGAGACGAGTCTCTAAAGAGGACTCAACACCACCTGCGCGAGCGATTTCAGCTGCGAGAGCAGCCTCGTCAGCGAGAACGCGCGCGTCAGAAGACACGAAGTCTGCTGCTGTTGCTGCAATCTCTGCTGCGAGAGCTGCTTCACCGTTGGAAGCGCGGAGGTCAGCGGATGTGAAATCTGCTGCTGTTGCTGCGATTTCAGCTGCGAGAGCTGCTTCGCCGCTTGTGGAACGAGCGTCTGCAGACACGAAGTCTGCTGCTGTTGCTGCGATTTCTGCTGCGAGAGCCGCTTCTTCCGCTGCGAGACGAGTCGTGAGAGATGTGTCGGCTGCAGCACGTGCAACTTCTTCAGCACCCATACGAGTGTCAGCAGAAGCTTCGTGTGCATCGACGCGAGCGCCCATGGATGTAAAGCCAGCGTTTGTTGCTGCTTCACCTGCTGCAAAGGCAGCTGCGCGAGCAACTTCCTCTGCTTCAATGTCGCTGTTCAAGCCAGCGAGAACGGCATCAAGGTCGCCGCTGTGTCCGCCTACTGCGGATACCTGTAGTTCACCGGACATGTCACCTGCTACGAGGTGGCGTCCCTGAATTACTTGTCCTAATTCAAAAGCCATAATTTATTTTCTCCTTATTTATGGTAAATGAGTGTACCCATGCCCGCAAAGACACGGACCACTCGCATTACATAGACGTATGAAAATCTATTCTCTTTTATTTTTTTTTTCGTTTATGTCATTGTAAAAATAATGCCGTTATAATTCAACAAGATGGGAAAAAAACGGCTATTTGTTTTTTTTAAAAATAATTAGACTACACAAGGAAACCAAGAGAATATGGCCAACAACATTCAAAACCTTTTTAGTTATCTCAGATTTTTCGATAATGCGCCGGAACCAACGAACGCGCAAAATAAAAGAATATTAGATTTCTTAGAAGAAGCACAACGCGGATTAGATTTCGTTAACACTAGAGAACCAGGGCGCGCATTTTATTACGCACACGATAAAGTCCAAGAATTGAATCAAATGATTGGCCGGCAAAAAGCTTACTACCCGCCGACAACACAACTTATTCTTAATAAAATGAGAATCACTCTCAACACATCAGACGTATTCAGAGAATATGCTGAAACTTTGCAACTTCAAATCGATGCAAAGAAAGCTGGAATTTCTACAACTATTATTTAATGGTAGGCAGGACAGGATTCGAACCTGCGGCCGGTGCCGTGTAAAGGCACTGCTCTACCAACTGAGCTACCTGCCTATTATTGTCTGTGATCTCGTACGAAGATGAATCTAGAGATATCCTTAATATAATAGGGTACCCAAACTAGGCCAACAATCGCCACAAACACAGTCATACCAAAACGAATATCCATATATCCGTCCATCTTATATGAATTACAAATATAAGAGATTGTTCCAGACATTGTAACGACGTAACAAGAAACAATAGCAAACATTAGCAACCAAGCTGCAGACATGATGATAAAATTGTTTAATCGCATTAATGAACTCGATATGATACTACGAAAGTTTTCCATGGGATTCCTTTCTATTAGCAACAGTCACATCATCTAATCTTCCAGTGGGCGAGCCGACCGATGTCGTTCGGGGTGAGTGCCAATTGCACGTGTCCATAATTTCATTAAAATTTTGAACCGTTTTGTAAGATCTGTGATTCGTGGTTAAAACCCAGTTTTCTTGACCATTACTATGTGCGGAGCGCTTCTCTGCAGAATCTGCATATGTTACTATCTCCGATTCCCAGGAAACCACATCGTCTAACCTAACATACGCATGATAGTAATTTCCACCCTTCACGTGTGTAAAGTTGATGAAATAGGCGCCGGCGTCGGGTTGAGTTTCTAGATTAAATTTCATCGTTCTTCCCCAATCATATGTTCTGGTGTTAGTATATAGGATTCAGATGGAGTTGTCAAGCTATTTTCTTCATGTACGGAGGGCTGCAGGCCTACAGCATCTGCAACTAATACAGAACTACTTTGAACCTTGTCACCGCCTAGAGCCCAGAGCATATCGATGTCCAAGTCTTCACAAACTTGCATTTCCGGAGTATTTTTATTTGTACGATCTCCACCATTTCCAAACAATGCCGGCTGCAGCCTTTTTAACGCCTCGCACACAGTGCCATCTGTATCATCTACAGTTGCAACTTCGTGTACTCCAATTATCGATTCAATGATTTCGCGGCGTTGATTCCATGGCATAAAGATATAACCCTTTTTCCTCATGAGCCAGTCGTCACTGTTGATAACAACAATCACATCTCCATACTCGGCCGCTGCACGAATCATTCTTACATGGCCAACATGTACCGGATCGAAACCGCCACTAACCACAATTGTTTTTTTACTCATTTATAACCTCTGCTTTATTATAAGATCAAACCAAGCATATGTCAAACTAAATTGTAAATTTTTTACCTTCGGGTTCCGCGTAAGACGGGGATTCTCTGTGAAGTACCACTGTTCTTAATCCATGGTACCTTTCAGGCAAGTCGATTCTTAGTTTTCCAGACAAATCTGTGTTTTCCCAGCAGTCGGCGTAGAGAGTGAGGCCCATATCTGAACTATTTTTTATATACCAGTCGGGTTCACTTCCGAACTCGGCCATGGCTTTAAGAATTATCTCTTTTTTTATTTTTTCTGTGATTTTCATATGCGGCCCCTTCTCATAATATAATAGTATTCGAAAAATTCAAATTACTTTTTATAGTTGAAGCAGCTCCCGGCATATGCATGATTATAAAGCGCTGTGACCTTGGTTCTTAACTCATTTTCCTTGTCTTTCCAAGTAGTAAGGTAAGCATCGTACTGCTCTTTCGAAATTTTGTTTTCTTCGTGGCGGAGGAGCGTTTCTTCGAATCCAAGCTGATAGGCTCGCCTAGTATTCTGAGTTTCTATGATTTGCTGAAATAATGCAAAGCACGTGTCTTTATCAAGTTTTGCTGTAGTTTCTTGGGCGCCCACACAAGTAACACGAAGAATGATCGCGAGGATCACACAAATAGTAAATAATAAGATTTTCTCTAGTTTGATCATAATGAAAAGTGAAGGGTGGCACACCCGGCAGGATTCGAACCTGCGACCAACGGTGTAGAAAACCGTTGCTCTATCCAGACTGAGCTACGGGTGCTTATATCTACGATATCCCAACTTTCTTGCAGTAGCTTCGTCGGCGAAACACTGTTCGGCCAACACCCTATCATAGTAGGGGCTCTCATGTGTGTGGTATATAAAACCATAGTTACCATCGTTCCCTTTAATCGGGAATGAATGATTGCAGTTCCCAGACAAAGTGGGGACAGCGCTGAAACTCAATTGATATATCACGCCATGCGCGCAACCGGTCGAAAACAGCATTGCTATTAATATTAGCTTAAGACTCTTCATTTACTTCTAAACTCTCGCTAGTGTGTCCCAAGACTATACCACCATTTTCTTTCGATTGCAAGAAATCAGAAAATAAAAATTCTAGCGTTCGGCCTAGGCTTTCAGATTCAGATAGCCTCTCTTCGACTTCTCCGTCTTCGTCCTGAAAAACCCACATATCTGCATTTTGGGTGGCCATCCAGCCATTCTCCACTCTTTCAATTTTAAAACTCATTTGTTTAACCTTTCATATTGTTTAACAGTTTCGTATAACATGATGTTCGCTGCTTGCGCAGTATTCAAACAAAATCCCACACCGGGCATTGGAATAAATATATTCTGACTTTTCTTTAGAATCTCCGGTGGAATTCCTGTTGTTTCGTTACCAACGACGATGCATATCTCTTTTTCATAGGAAAAATTGAAATTTTCAATGGAAACGGCGCTATTAGCCAGTTCCGCACAAATTAATTGCACATTTTCCTCTGTCATCCGCTCTAAGAATGCCGTTGGTGAACTGTGAGGTTCAATATCTACGTAGTCATACAGACTGCCGCTAGTGGCTTTCACAGCGCCTCTCAGGGGCATTCTGCCTATTACATGCAATTTTTTGGCGCCAAAGCAGGCTGCGGCGCGGATCAAGTACCCAATGTTGTCATCGAACATAAAATTGATGGCACAAAGAGATATCGGGTACGTCTTTGCATCGACTAGTTTTCCGTTATAACGCTCTCGTCTAGTCTCACTACGAATCATGCCACCATAATAGCGCTTAAATGACTAGTTGTCAAGATTTTCTTTTCTTGTTCTTCTTATTTTTAGTTGTTGTCAGCTGAGAAGTTGGATCTATCCTTGTCTTTACGGCAAAGAAGGGATCTTTGCGCAAAGGTGTCATATAGTGCACTTTTACTTGCAGATCTTCCTCTTGGGCTAGTTCTTTCCTCTTTCGATCAGCTTCTTCGAATTCTGCGAAGCGCGCGGCGATGGTCCATGGGGGCCCATCAACGTGGGGTGTTGGCTCAGTTACTTCTTCCATCTGGTGGGACTTCCTTCATCTGTCAGCATGGTTGCTAAAAGTAGAATAACAATTAAAGATGCAGTTGTAAAGAAAATCTTACCTAGCATCATCCCTCTCTCTGAATTACCTTTTCCAATCTTCCAATGGCTTCTTCGATCACATCTTCAGATGGTCCGAAAGAAAAACGTATGTGATTGGCGAATCTAGACTTGTTGTCTCTTCTCTTTCCCGGGTTGACATCAAAATACTCTCCGGGTACCACAATTACCTTCTCTTTCAGGCACGCCTCAAGGAAGTTCTGGCCGGTGTTGATGGAAGATGGGAGGTTTGATATGTTACCCCATGCGTAAAACGCTCCTTCGGGCTCTCTTTCGAAAAAAACGCCAATATTCTGTAATCCATCGAGGAGCACTCTTCTCTTTTTCCGGAAGGTGTTTTGGATAGCTGCAGTTTCTACAGCTATCTTGTTATCTTCGAATAGTGGCAGGCACGCTCTTTGTAGAGGCCTTGCGGCGCCGCCATCCAAGTAACTGCCGGCACTATTAATGGAACTAATGATATTTTTGGGCCCAATCGCCCAAGCAACACGCCAGCCTGGATATCTCCAGTTTTTAGACATTCCATCAATTATGACGACTGGATCTGAATTGATATCTTCTACATAAGCCGCAGAACTCAATGTTTTATTTGTTTTTGCGCCTGAATATATGTAGCTACTATAAAACTCGTCCATGAGCATAACACAATCAAATTCCCTACCCAGCTCGATCCATTTGTTTAAAGAATCAGCTGATATTACTTTTCCTGTTGGATTGCAGGGATTCGAAACTAGCAGCGCGCCTAATCCCCTGCCGTGAATCTCTTTTTTAAGATCCTGTGTCGATATATTATATCCATTCTCTGGATCTAATAATATAGGGATTGTATTGAACGTCCTAAATGAAGCTAAGAGTTCTTCATAGGCAGTATAATCCGGGATGAAGTGGCCTAGGTTGATATTTCCTATCGATGCCACTACTCTTGTTAAAGCCGCGCGGCCGCCGGGGCAGACTGAGACGTTCTCATATGTGTATTTAGACTTTTTACCTTTTCTGTATAGTGCATTATACTGATCTGCAATTGCTTGGCGGAGGGGCTTTAAGCCACTTATTGGAGAATATTCATGATCCAATGGATCTATTTTAATCTCTTCGATCCTATCGACACCATTTACTAGTTTTCCTATTTCCGGTTGGCCTTGACCCAAGTTGCACCACTCCGGATGGCCGCGATAAAATCCTTCGGCCGTGGCTCTTTGTGTAACATAAATTACACCCGTTCTTGGTATTTTAGTGAATACATTTTTCATCTTTTATCCATCAGCTCCTCGATTAGTTCGCTATATCCCTGTACATTTTTTTTGTTTATCGGACTGAACCGCCAAAGGCGTTCTCTGTTCATCTCTGATATCTCTTCAAAATTCTCATTATGAGTCTCCAGAGCGTTCTGCAACTGCAAGGCGCCCTCAGTAACATCAAATTCATTATAAAAAGACCCATATTCTGCAAGCCTAGGGTTATTATGAACACATGGCCTATTTGTATACATTGCTTCTAACTGTAGGTAATTTAAGTGATTTTGCCACTGATGTGATATAATTACGTCCGCAAAACCTTTATGCATTACAAAGGGCGTGTGCCAACGGCCTTCGAAAGAAATCTTTCTTTTTTTATGTAATTCTAGTTTGCGAATAAAATCGATAAACGTTGGATTTCCTTTAAGTTTCTCAGCTCCAAATATATAAACGTCTTTGTCATAATCACCGGTCATATCGGCGTACTTTTCAGCAATTAATATAGGAATTGTACTAGTTTTCACCATATTGATGTTTGGTTCGAACGATGCAAATGTTTTGATATCTTGCCCTTGTTTGAAGAATGGATCATATTTTTTGTTCTTGCATGCTAAATCAAATATATCTGAATCCCAAACATATGGACATATCTTAACTGGCATTTTCTCTAAAATTTCATATGCTGGAACTGCAAAATCGTAGTGAGGGCTAGTCCATATTTCGGACCTTCTGGTCTCATGCTTTGGAAGCAGATCGTCCTTGAATAACATATTTTCTGTGTGGATTAGGAGATTGTTTCCATACTGTACACCAACAACTATGCCACCCTTCTTAACATAACTGTCTGCTAATTTAGTTGTGAGGCCGTGGACAATCTCAATAATGAGATCATATTGATTTGCATTTTCTATTAGTAGAGGTTTGATCTTTGCGTCAAAGAGGCTCTTCCCGGCTATCTTACTACTCTGAGATACGCAATGTACGTTGTAACCAGCTAATTTTAAAAGCCTATATAGGTTCCAAACATTCTGTACGAGGCCGTTACTCCAGATGTTCTCATCATGACCCGATACAAGGCCAATTTTAAGCTTCTTTTTACGCAAGTGGGGCGCCCTCCACAGCTAACTAGTGTCGAGTTATGCAGCCCACAAATTATTTTAAATTTAAGCCTATATCAGACCAGCCGCTTTCAGCCCACTTCTCATGCATCAAATGGCCAACTTTATTATAATGAAGAAATCCCAAACCATGACCTAGTTCATGTTCTAAGACCATTGGATTGGGAGTAAATTTAAGATATATTCTGGTCCATACGATTTCACCAATTGGATCTAATACTGAGACATATGAAGTGCCCAGAGAGGTGTCTTTTTGTAATGTATTCTCATCTCCTATATCAATTGTTATATAACCTATAGGAGTAGCTTCATTACATATAATATCAGCTTCTTTATTCTTAAATATAATATTTTTATTAAGTTTGTGACCCCTTTTAGTCCACCAATCGATTGCGGCCTTTACACCTTCTAGGGTGATGGGAGCAGTACTGCAAACAACAATCTGAGGAATATCGATCCATTTACCAATTTTATATGGCTGAGAGTCTATTGCATGAATTCTAGAAAAGTTAGTAATTAAATTACCAGCTAATATAGTATTAGGTATTATTAATATTAATATTATATATAATAAGATCTTCTTCATAATATATTTCTATTTCTTACAACTGCTTCGCAAAACATCTTAACTTCATCATCAGAAAAAGAATTTCGGCAGTAGTTAGCCATCACAGCTACATAACGAATATTTCCTTTTATATAACCTTTATTGTTATCAATTCTATCTATAGATGCTCTCATTGCGGATCTATCATTTCGTTTCGATGAGTTATTTGGAAGGATGAGATCCCATCCGGTAAAAGGGCACTTACCTTCTTGACTTACCCATAACTCTTTGAGATAGGGTAAGTCAATATCGCTTTTACCTTTTTTATAATCTCTAGATTTTATACGTCTTAAAAAATATCTAAATTTAGAAAACTCATCTGCTTTTCGTTTATATCCATGAAGCCGAAGCTGGCTGTCGTCGCCAACATAGCGTCCTAAACTTTGAATATTGGCCTTACCAGAACAAGATCTAGAACAATAACTTGGCCGGCCAACCCTTTGACTTCTATTATATTCTTTTTTGTTTCTATCAAAATGCGTCCCACATATAGGACAGGTTAATGTAATTTTGGACATATCCACCCTCCATAGTAAGTAGTCTATGAAAGGTGGAAACGCCTTTTAATATGGTGGAGGTGGACGGACTTGCACCGTCGTCCAGAAATATACATATTTTCAGGTCATTCACAAGCTTGGCCACAATGTGGCAATTGTTTTAGCTTTTTTTCAATCCGACAAAAACTAAAAAACAAACGTTTTATTTATTAGACTCTTCTTGGACACTTGGTATGAAGAGCAACCAAGGATTAAGCGGTTAAGGCTAGATCGTAATCTGCGTTATTGGCAGTTATTATAGTTCTGAATTAAGTTTTATGTGTTATATTCAGTAGTTGCACAGCTTGCACCATTCAATATTTTATACCCTGTCGATACCTAGTCACCCCCTTCTTTTAGTTATTAGCTTTAATTATAACACCAATTAGTATTGATATCAAGATAATTATCCACTATATCCTCTTCCTGAGACCCTGACATCACAAATCCTCTTTATTCTCAGTAAAATACTCATCAATTGTATAACGATAATATAACTTGTTATACCTTAAGACACTGATACCTAAGAACTTTGCAGCTTCAGACTTGGATTTCGTGGCAGAGGCCGCATATTTAAATGCTGCGTCCCGGGCTATTTCCGGAAGTTTACTCCAGAGAGGGATTCCATACATCTTGCCTTTGACTGCTTTTGATGCCAACTCTAACTTAAGTCCGACAATTTCCTCCAGAGTTAAGGAGTTCAGCATCACTTCGAATTCGTCTGAGGACTTTCTCTCTAGTCGTAACTTTCTAGAAATACTATGAGATTGGTTCTTGCCTCTTATCTTTTTTGACTTTTGAGCCATTGCTTAATTTCGTTGAGATCTAGGCTGATATCTTCTTCGGCCATGGGAGGTTCTTCCATCCCTGCCGCGTTGGCATCCTGCTCCCTTTCATATTCCGGAGTTGTAGGCTCGGCTATCTTAGCGTCCAGCTCCTTCTCAAAAATATCAAAATGCAACTTGAGGTTCGTTACTAGATAATCTTGAAATTCTTTTTTATCGGCAGTATTTCGAAGCTTTGAATAAACATTGACAATCTGCGAATCAATTTCATCGAACGCCTCAATGGCGAAATCGCGGCCGGTCTCATCCATACCTTCGATCCCGAAATTTGCAGCTTTTTCTATTTCCGGATCCGGGTCTTCTAATTTCTGTTTATCTACATCTCGGACTGCAAGAAAAGCTTCATCTTCTTCTGGCTCCGTTCCGATATCAACGCCGACTTCTTCGGTCACAGGAACTATAGGAGTTTTTCCGCCCCCATGCTGCTTCTCATCCTTAGAATCAACTACCGATAAGGCGTTTACTACACCATTGACAATATGGGCTCTGTATGACTCTCGCTGCTCTGGCGCAGTTGTTAGAGATTTATATCCGTCCTCTAGCTTGTCTATGATAGCCTTGAGAAGCGTTTCTAGCTTGTTGATTGCAGTCGAACGGTGTGGCGCTTCGTCTGGGTCGACTTGCTCCTGTTCGAAGAGGAAAGAGAACACAGAATCGATATCTGTTAATTTCTGCTCCGTTATTGTTCTGTTGATCAAGGTGCGAAGATGCTGCTCTTGAGCTTTTTGCTCGTTAATCGCCTGTATCTTGTTGGCTTTAACGATTCGAACTGCTCGGCGAATGTTTTCGCGAAGTTCAAGTTCTTTTATGAATGTTTCTCTTTCAATTGACATATAGTAAAATCCTCTATCTTATTAAATAGTCTAGAACATCATTAATAAATAGTTCTTTTAACTGCTTCTTTCTTTTTCTTGATGTCCCCATATGACCCATAGCACCAACTCCAGTAGACACGCTCATCTCTTCTAGCTCTTCGTCATGTTCAATAGAATGACCAACATCTGAGATTTCAAATGGGTTATCGGCCGCATTCGATGGAAATCCGGCACCTAGCACCTCATGGAATACAAAGCCAGCGCTTTTCAAAGAAGCTTCAGGCACGAAGTCCTTAAATCTCTCAAAATCACTGTTTTTAATAGCTTTTCTTAACACTGTGGCGCTTAGTTTCTGTCCCGTCTTGGCATCCATGTACTCTTCTGGAATCTGGATGATTAATGGTCTAACATCTAGATCTTCCCTAGAATCCTTAATTGAAGTCCCAACAGACGCATGTCCGGGATCAGCCGCACTTGAAGCAATAAAAACTGTTGTGTCTGGAGGTAGTTCCATCGATTTGTTATAAATTACTTGAAGGGGACTGTTTGTTATTATTGGTTGGCCATCTTTCCTAAGCATTTCGCGACCTTCGGCATCAAGCTTTGGTACTCCGGTTTCAGGAACAAACAAGATATCTACTTCATCACGCGAAAAACCTACGGCAACATCCTCATTTTTAAGGTAAAGGTCAAGTATACGTTTAGATTGATCTAATGTTATACCATCTCTTGAAGTTTCTCCTGTAACTATGTAAGGTTTTGAGTCTTTTGCTAGTTCAATGGCCTTCTTTATGAGATATACGTGCCCTTTGTGTGGAGGTTTGAAACCGCCCGGAATGAAAACAACAGAACTCTCACCAACCGGCGAATCGTCCTCTTCGGTTAAAGATTCGTTGCGCTTGAATGAAGACACGAGGCCACCCAATATGAAATTGCCAGTAATCTTAACCGGATTGGGCCCAAAAGTCTTATCGCGGAGCACAATGCCTTCATGATCCATGACAGAACCAAGTTCACTATCGAGAGGATCCAATATAGCTTGTCCGAGTAATCTGGTCGCGTGATAGAATATAGCCCCATCGATTGCCTTCTTATAGTCTCTTTCGGGATTCGCAAGAAGCTTTGCTACTGCCAAGGCGTTACTGGGATCTTCCGGAATAATACGTTGGTATATTTCTTTATGTACAGCTGCCACTACATTACCGTTACTCAGCTCCATGGTTTCTCGCTTTGGGTTAACAGCATGAGCTAGCCATTCTCCAAGAGATTTGGTGGTAACTTCTTCGTCTAATAATATTGAGACAGGAGATTCTAAAACTTCACTTAAGTTAATATCTGCCTTTAGTTTGTGTGTTGGCACACTTCCGAAAACCTTAAAGGGCAACTCTTGTTTCTGTAGTGTTGCGTTCATCTTTGCAATGAGGCTTTTCATAACACCCTCATCGTATGGAATTTCAGTTGCAGCATCTGTGGTCGTTGCGCGCTTTGTTATCGGATCAATCGGCCTAGGTAAGCCCGGCCGAACAGCTTTGCCTTTAATTTTGCTTGTTTTAGCATAAAACTGGCTTAAGTTATGAATTGCAATTGTGTTGACTGACTCTTCACCCTCTTCTTGATCTCCGTATTGTATGACATTTCCTTTTCCGGAAGCGGGTACGTATTCGGTATTTAAGTAAATTGATGGATCATCCATCATTCCAAGTGCTTCTAATTCTTTTTCAATGTTGGGAAGTACCGCGTCAAAAACCGCAGCTACGGCAGGTATGGTTTCTATAAACCCATGTCCTTCTCTGAATCTTGTAGCTACATTCTTACTTGTTAGGCCGGCCACATCTGCATGATGGAGAGAGCCACGATCACCAGCGAATTGTTTTCCGAAGTCGCCATCGATTAGCTTAACGGGTATATTAGTACCATCAATTTTCAATGCAGCGGAGTTCTCTTTAAGCCACCGACTTGCGTCTTGAAAAAAGTTTAATAAGTCTTTTCCCGTTTTGACATTGGGTAGATCAAACGGATGCATCATGTGGGTCACGCCCATGATTAGTCTCCTTTTTGTTCTTCTAAGACGTTAACACGCTCTTCTAGGACGTTCACACGCTCCTGTAGCCGCTTTGTGTGGCGTTTTATCTCTCTTAGGTGGGTCTTAGCCACTTCAAGACGGCGGGAGTCTCTTTGAGTCCCTGGTTTTACATTATGGATAATTTCACCGAGAGCTAGGATATAACTCTGTATACCCGGCTCTTTGGTTTCATTCATTAAAAACCGTCTTGTAAGTGATGCGAAGTCCATTTTAAATTAAGACGTTTTTCTTGTTCTCTTTGCTGTACTTTTCGAAGTCGACTTTGCGGTAGTTGTTGCTTTCGAAGTAGTGGTTGCTTCTTCGGTTGCAGCAGTTGTTACAGTTGCTTTCGCAGTTTCAGTAACAGCAGCTACGGTAGCAGCATCTTCTACAGTCGCAGTCGCTGTTGCAACGGCGCCCGTAGTGGCGGCGGTTTCTGCGGTTTCTGTAGTAACAGTCTCTGTGGCTTCTGTAGTAGTTGAAGTCTCAGTAGTAGTATCTGCTGTGGTGGCAACTGTTTCTGTTGCAGCTGCAGTGACAACCTCTGTCGTCGCTGCTGCGGCAGCACGTTCGGCTTCTAGTCTTCTTCGTGCTCTAGCTAATTTCTTTTTCTTTGGCGATGCCATCTTACTTTTCCTCCGTGTTTTGTAATTTTTCAACAATCTTATCGACTAACTCATTAATGTTACTCTCTTCAAACCTCAGTCCGCGGACTTCGGGCCCGCGGCCCCGATGACGCCTAGGCGTTGGCCGGCCACCTTGGGCTGGCTCAGCCGGCGCTGCTGCTGGTTCGACCTCTGCACTAGCTCTTCTGAGTCTTGCCAAGGAATTGACTAGATCGTCTGCAGATACTCCATGATTTTGCAAAATATCCAATATTGCAGCTGCTTTATCCTCGTCGGAAAGGCCTTGAAGCTGTTTAGCAACCAATGCTTGTGCATTATCAGCCGCCGGAGTGTCCAGCGCGTGCTCTACACCCTGTGCGCTCTCTTCGACTTCAGCTTTCTCAAGCTCTTCGTTCTCGGTGGTAGTTTCGGCCTCTTTTTTGCCAATTCCCCACTTTTCTAGTAATAAACTGTTAATTTCGTTGTTTTTCCACTCTTTAAGCGACATTTGCTTTTCTCCTTCATCAAAATCAATTTTTATATTAATTTTTCCTACTTTAATTAGGTCTTCGAAGTCCCTAAAGATAATATTTCCTTCAGTATATGCTTCTAGCTCCATATCGCGCATATGGGGGTCCTTTTGAGCATATCCGGGGCCCATATCTCCACTCTTTGCGAATTCACCGCGACAATTCTGAGCATGGTGTACCAATTCGTGGGATAATGACCGTAAAATGTCCTTTGGGTGCCTATCGTCGACATATAATGCCAATGAATACCCTTCTGGGTCGTAATATGCTGTTTTTCCAAGCATTTTTTGTGCGTTCTCTACGTCAGATTCGAAGCTTATAGTTACGGGCTTATCGAATTTGAGTCTTTTTTGAGAATATGGAAAGAAATGGTCAACAACTTGCTCAATATGGTACAAATTAGCAGTAGAATTATTAATAATTTTATAGTTCATTCGAATTCCTCACTCTTTTCTTGGATCTTTCTGCTCTTTCGTAGCTTTCTGAGTGTTTATCGAACAAGAAGTCGGACATACCCTTTATACTCAGGCCTTTTGGCATCATCACGAACGGTAAAACCGAGTGAACCATTAGTAATAGGGAAGCTGCCAACATTCTCAGTGCCACAAACATAGCAAAACGGCCATGTTGGCGATAGGAAGACCCATTATCTCTTAAGTGATTGAAATCAAACATAACACGGTAATTAGTTTTTAATATTAGATAAGGCCATTGTTAAAAATTAGCAGCAGTACTAAGCCATACGTATGCCATGCAACAACACCGAGATAAACGATAACCAGCATTGCCGATAGACTGAAAATAAGTGTTTGCCTTTTCTCTTTTAGAAGATTCAAAGTGAAAATTCCTGTGAACGAGAGAGATAATTTTGCCATGGCGAAAGAATAGAAGGAATACTGCAAAAAGAAGTTCATGATGGGATTAGCCTCAGTAGCCAGCCCAGCTGCAACCCAATATATCGTTGCTATTAAATCTAAAAGTGCAAGTATTACTAATACTTTTAATAATATTTGAATATTTTTAATAGAATTTTTAAATTCACATATCAATTACTATCACCCCTCTATCAGAGGGCGTTTTCTTCTCCTCTTCCCTTATTTGCTCCATAGGCTGTTTGGGAATTGGGATTTGAATAGGAAGTCTCTTTTGTTCTTCCTCTTTCCTTTTCAGGTATTCGATTATAAAATCATACAGTCCATTCATGAAAGGGCCCTATACTAACTATTCGTTAATTGCTGAAACGAGCACTTCTAATGCAGATTCTGGCATCCATTCTGATTCTGCCGGCTGCTCCAAAACATGCCCTTCGCTCTTTTCGTCGTTAGTATATCCTATCCATACGACATGGAAGTAGTTAACTTTATTTTTTATTTTTCTTTCGATGGCTATTCCAACTTTTTCTGGAAGGCCCAAATAAGCAGAGGCGACATCTGTAACAACGTCCCCTATTTTAATCCTAGAAGGATATACTATTCTCCGTCGCGACATACACCATAGCCCTCCTAGGCTGTTAGTTTAACTATGGTCGCTTTTGTCTTCAGGAAATAAAATTATAGAAAGGAGAAAGGAGATAAAAATAATAACAAATACATAATGTTCAGAAACGAATGATTTCATTGGTTAAATTGATTTAATCAAAGAGGATGAATTATTTTTTGTTTTCTTCGCCAATGTGTGAAAGCTTACGCATTTCGGAGTCTTCTTTACCACCCGGCGCCTGTGCAACAACTCTCTTGTTCTGCGGCGGCTGAGCGCCGTGCTCTATGAGGGCGTTCAGCGCGTTTCCTAGGCCGTTGAACGCTTGCTGGACCATCTCGTATACATCATCGTATTCAGGGTTGTTCAAGAGGCGCACAGCGTCGTCTGTGGCTAATCTAGCATCGAAGACGGCATCGTATAAATCATCGGCCGGGATACGCTGATCTTCAAGCTCGCCGCTGGGAGACTGTCGGAGGGGAACAAAAGGAACATCATCTGCGCTCATAATTCCGCCATTAAACTCGTTGATTTGTTCTTTGACATCATTGCCAAACAATTCAACAGCTTCGTCGTTCGTGAGAACAACTTCAAGTTCTTCTTTAATTAATTGTAATAATCTTGATTTTGTAGTTTTCATTTTATTCTTCTCCGTGAGTTTGATGACTTAAGCTCTCTAATACTTCAACAATGGAATTTAAAGCTGAATCGAAACCTCTGTCGGTTGGGTCACTGTTTGCGGCCGTGATCCCTTCTAATATCTTACTAGCCTTGTCTAAATCACCACCCAGAGACTGTATGCTCGCCCCGAGTCGACGTTGGAGTGCCACTCTTGCCGCTCTTCCGTTGGGGACCCTATCTTCGCCCGGGCGCCTTTCAAGATCAGCTCGTACGCGCTCTTGATCAGCTTCTACTATTTCTTCACCATTGCGATAAAACTCTCTATAGAAGAGTTCTTCTTTGACTATTTCTCTTAATTTCTTTATTGAAATTTTCATAACTTACTTCTCTTCATCCTCTTTGATGCCAAGCATGCTGATAGCAACCGCATATGCTTGGTCTTTTGGATATCCTTCTGATTCTAGTGTTTTGGCTTTAGCATGTACTCTTGCCGGCAGTTCCTTCCGCGCGGTTTCAGTGAGATCTAGGAATCTTTCTCTTAAAAGCTCTTCCTTGATAATCTCTTTAAGTCTTTGTTTAGTGAGTTTCATCCGATGTCTCCTCACTTCGCCTTCAGGGCGTCATGTATTGCGTTTCTAATAGCGGCGCCGTCGAGAAGGCCTCCTTGCCTAGTGTGATTGACCCAAGTTTTGACCGCATCGCGCAACTCGGTGTACGCGGTCTCCTGCTCTGTGCTCCAAGACATCACCGGCTCGTCGTCGGTGTCTTTGTTCTCTAAATCACTCGGATTGACATTTCCCAAAGCATCCATTCGGACCCCTGCCTCCGAAAGCTCTTCCTTGATCATCTCTTTTAGTCTTTGTTTGGTGATTTTCATTTTAATTCTCCTTCGATTCCACGAATCCATGTCTCTAACCCTACAAGGGTATTTTCCGGAGTGCTCTTATCTAATACAATTCGTTTTACTCCTGATATTATCTTCCCTTTTCGGATTCCTTGATCAACCTGTGCGGTAGTGGTTTTCTGACCCCAACCTTCCGAAATCTCTTCTTTCTTAACAGAAGCAAGATACCCCTGAACATCGCTGATGGCTTCGGCTTTTAGATCTGATTCTTCTAGCCTATCGAGGCGACCCATCATCGTATTATATTTATTCTCAAACTCTGAATGTTCTTCTATTAGTCTAATTAGCTTCTCCGCCTGCAGCGCGACCAGATACTCGGAGCGCCTATTGGGGTCGCGATCAGATTGACTCTGTATCTTGAACCATTTTGATCGAAGCTCAGACATGGCTTCTTGTACGACTAATGTACTAGCAAGTTCTTCCTTGATAATTTCTTTCAGCTCTTGTTTGGTGATTTTCATTTTTTTTCTACAAGGTCCCTGCGACAATAAGGCCGGCAATAAAGCCAGATAGGCCAGTTGCAACTAGTACAACATAAGCTTCTCTAGGCTGCTGCAATAAGACTAGTCGTCTTGCTAAGTCTAGTGCGTCTTTTAGTAATTCTTTCATGATATATGTTCCTTTATTTTTGTGTCAGTTCTTGACTAATAAGTGATAATAACGCCGCTGTCGTTATTTTCGCCTCTTTAGCTACGCTCTCAATGTCGCTGCGCATACGTGAGGCCAAAGCTTCAATACCAGCTATAGCGGTTCCCTCTTCTTCTAATTTTTGTCTTTCTAATCTTCTTTGCTTAATTTGGTTTGATAAGCCTTCTTTTTTCCCGTCATCATATGTAATACTATCATAGCTTACATAATGTTCTTTTCCATCTTCATCATATACTGGAATAGTGGGAGCGGATTTGGAACCGCGATGAGGAACCTTAACTTTGCCAAGATCAACATGCGTCCCGTATAAAGAACGAAGCAGCTTAGTCTCTTCTAGTTCCTCTAAAATAATACTTTTTAGTTGTGCGTGCGAAATACTAATTTTGTTCTCTGCACGAAGTTCGTCTTCGTCGGACAGTAAATCCTTATATTGAATGACGAAACTTTCATCGCCATAGTGGTTTCGAAGATATTCCAAATATTCTTCCGGAGAGTGTCCCTCGGCCGCGGCCTCGTCTGCCATTTTTCTTTGCGCTATTTCAGACGAGACAATCGACGCTGCAAGAGCTTCAAGTTCCGCCTCTTGTTCGGCGGTCATAAACCCCTCTTCGTTCGTTGTCGGCCTAGGATCGTGAACTGGTTCAATATACCCGAGTTCGTTCAATGCATTGCAAGTTTTGCTGATTACAACTTTCATAATATTAGCCTCTAAAATTAGATAACACTATAATTAGTGTTTTTCTAATCAAAACTTAAGAAAAATTACCTATTTGCGTCAATTATTTTACCAATGACCAATCTAAAAACCAGAAAAGCTAATTTTCTTTCATAATCCAGCTAGTTGGGACAGTATCTAATAACCGCCTTTCGTGCAAACCACAATAGTAAGATACGTTAATCGTCTGCTTTTCTTCGTTTCTTGAGATAATATCAACAATTATTGGATAATCCCAATCAGGAATCTTGATATACGCTTGGTTTTCTAGTAACTTCATGCGGGTATATCATCTGGTGTTGAAAGTATGTATCCTTCTGGGTTTAATTCTTTTGGACTCTTTCCTTGATCGATCAAGCTCAGCCACTTTTCCCACAATTCTGGACTCTTTTCCTTCAGTTTATTTCTGCTTATGATAATGGGTATTTTCACGTTCAAGATTCTCCCGGCCATTACGCGATGGTGGCCATCTCCATGGCCAAACATCCCATCGGCAAAAACTGTAACCTCAACGGGCTCCTCAACATTAACCGACTGTGCCCACTTTACCTTCTCTTCTTCTGAGAGTTTTGCAAAATCTCTCCATCGCTGTTCTGTTCTATACTCACCCATATGCGAGAACATAAACTTAGCAGGAAACATCATTTCTTCACCAGATGCTCTCCACTCTTCTTCACTAATAAGTTTCCGCCATTGTTCAAGTAGGAGTTTCATATTATAATTAGTTGCCTACAGTGCTCGTCATCAAGTCTTTTACATTATCGATATTAAAGCCCTTTTTCGTTCTAAATATAAACTCATATATCATACCAGTTAGATGATGCGGCTTTGTAAAACACTGCGTCAAACCATTGGCGGTAATCGGCCCTTCTGTCGTGAAGGAGGCCCAGCCTTTTTCTTTCCATTCTTTCATGGTTGCAGCGACATTATCAACTTGATAAGCAACATGATGTATGCCGTTCCCATTTTCGCACACCCATCGATCAACTATAGATCCAGGCGAACCTTGGGAAACAAATATCTCTGGTGGCATATGATACTCTCCATCATTAGTCAATGTAGTCCACTGATTGAAATCTTCTATGTTGCTTATCTTCTCTGATGGTGTTAATGCGTAACATTGCGCGCATGTGTCATCTTCAAATTTAATCTCAAACTCATCAGCTATTTTATATCCCAATGATTCAATAAAGAACTGCGCTGCAGCATCCCTGTCAGTAACTCTGTATGCAATGTGGTCGACTCTCATAAAGAACTAATTCCTAGTAAATGGTTTCTTCTAAGCTTAAGATATCCCCGCGGACGACTTTCTTGATTCGAATATCCTCTATTTCTGGATGTTCATCGCGGATTCGTTTTACGTCTTCAAGGTTTTTATCTGAATCATCAAAAAAGTGTATACTTTCTATGGATGTCATTCCCGATTCGTCAGTGTGCCGGCTGATAATATTGTTTATCTCATCGCGCTTAGAGGCTCCGTTTAAGCCAATAATGCCTTCGAAGGCTTCCGGTTCTAGGCCTACGGTTCTAAGATATTTTCTAATGGACTCTTCAGCTTCGGGGCCCCTGGCTGTGATAATATATATTTCGCGTTCCGGGTTCTCTTTATTAGCATTGATAACATCAGAGATAATCTTTGTGATCATTTTGTTCTCTTCTGGATCGATGACTTTGGAATAATCTGTGAAGTCAAAAACATAGCCATCAGCTTCTAGCTCTTCCATGGACTTTCTAGGGCCGCGGCTTCGTTCTGAATGCTTCGCGATAAAATCATCCCAGCTCTTCTGACTTGGAAACGATTTCGACTTGCCATTCGGGAGAGTGACCCTGACTTGCGAATCCGTGTAAGCAATCGTTTCGTCGAAATCAAAGATACGCAGTTTTTTGATGGGTTGAGATTCTTCTGCCAAATACTTCCGCCAGTTTTCAAGTAGGAGTTTCATTTACCAGCTCTCCTTATTAGTGATGGCATCTTTTATATTGCCGGCAAAAACCCATTGGCCCATATCATATTCCCACTCTTCGGGATTTGATCCACGGTCTGTTCTTAGATCGCCAATAAGCATTTTTGTATCCAGTGTTAGAATTACAGATTCTTCGCTTCCATCGGCAATCGATTGTTTTTCGGCATACTCGGCAGACTTATCATCGGTATCGGCAAGATAGAATTCTTTTACCTGAAATCTATTTTCTTTCATTCTATTGTATTGCTTGATGCTGGTACCATGATATAAATATTCAGGCAACTCTCGCTGATTGTTAGTCCACGGGCCTTTGTGTCCTGTTTTTATACATTTGAGTATCGTTTCTTCTGCGGTATATTCTTCGTGTGGCTCTGGTTGATATATATCATAATACACTGCCTTAGGAGTACCATTTGGCCTTGTGTGTTTGGTTTGGTCATCAAACACCATGTTTCCTTTCTCCACCCAAGCGTGAAGGACACTTTCGCCACTGAACTTGTCAGTGATTCTACCATGTACAACCTTGAACTTGGACAAGTCGGCAAATTCAGACTTTGATGATTTGTTGGACATCTCAACAGCAAACGGATAACATTGCCCCAAAGCAATTGTCTCTTGCTCTTTCAAATACTCTCGCCAGTTTTCAAGTAGGAGTTTCATTCGACTGATTTCCCAAATGTTTCGCGAATATATTTTAAAACTGATATTATTTCTTTTTCGCTCAATTTATTTTTCCACCTAGGCATCTGACCCATGGTCCCGCGGAAGCCGTCTCTAATACTATTAAGCAATTCTTCATCTGATTTGGACATTCGCTCTTTATCATTAACGAAATCGGCCGCATATCCTCGATTTCCTTTTCCATCAGTTCCATGGCATGATACACAATACATCTGATACACGGACTCGCCACTGTTAGTATTAGTGGACGGCCCGCATGCCACGCCGGCAAGGAATAAAACTACCAGAATGGCTTGGATATGTTTAGCTAATCTCATGAGTAGTAATCCCGTTTACTATAAATAGTAATAAAATTACTAATGTATCACTTCAAAATTAGACCAAGCGTTTAAATTTATAGAGAAAACATCTTGACGGGATCCATCGAACCAGACGCGCCTTAGCGTATAAGATCCTCCGTCACCATCCATGTCTTCACTGTATATCCACACTGCTTCTTCGTCCCAGGCCTCGATGTGTTCTACACGTTTTGTGTTCGGAAGCTCATATATCGATGGGTTTATCTCACCAGACTCCAATATATAAAGCTTCCCCCCTGGTTTCGAAAAATAAAGATTCCCCCCATCGTCCATCCCAGCCGCAGTAACGTCTGTAAGACTTAATCCACAGATCATATTAATCTGTTCTCCGTTCATCGGATGGATTTTCCACAAGCAGCCGGTGATACTCTCAAGTGCTCCAAATCCACTAAAGTTGGGAATCTCTACCATCCCCCGCCAACTACCAATTCGTGACGAAATCAATGTTCCCGATCCGGGATGAAAGTATTCTAGCTTCTCTGAATCTCCCATTAAAACCAAAGAGCCGTTGATAAATTCGGCTTTGTTGGGGTTGGAATATGTATGTAGGATCCCGCCACCGTCACCTGTCGTTGACGAAATCAAAACAGGATTCGATTCTCCAAACACCTCCTTCAAGACAATAACTTTTTCTGTTGCTTCATCATATGTAATATCAATTGCACTAGGGGACTCGAAAGAGTTAATAATATTCGCCTGTTCATCGATAACGTGCACAAGCTCGGCCTGATCAACAATTAGAAATCTATGCGATCCTATAGGTGGCGGGTCGAAGGTTTCCGGAGCTGTGTCGACTGTGGGTTCTTCTTCCTCGCCAATTGGAGAAAGTTGATATTCAGAACAACCTATGGCAAATAAAAGAATGAAAGACAGTTTAAGCCTGAGCATGTTCATACCCCTACAACGATAACAACCATTCGATTGAGTAGATAACTTCTTCCGGGCTGTATCCTCTGTCGACATCGCGAATTACCATATTGCGATCAATATAGAAGAACGTTGGCCAACCAGCCAATTCCCAGTCGCCCCCGCTGCTAACGAGCATGCTCCGATCACTCGCAAGCACAGGAGATGTGGTATTTCCATAGTTGACTACCCACTCCTGAATATCGTCTGCCGAAGGCGGCACTCCATGGCGATTTTCGATCAAGACTGTTACATAAATCAGATCGTCTGCCGCGTATAAATCTTGCACTTCTTGTGCATGTGCGCCGGCACTGTTGCAAGGGCCACACCACATGGTGGAAAGATCCACTACAATCAAAGAGCCGTAGTTGGCATATAAGTCAAACTCATCGCCGTTGTGATCGACCGCAATAATATTGCACGGATGGTCTCCCTCTTTAGAACCGCATGTTTCCCAATTGACGGCTGGATCATAGGCCGGCTGCATATCTACAATTGGTGTCGAATCGTTGTCGTCATCATCATCAATAGTGACATCTAGATCTGTGACACAAGCAACTATTGAGAGAAGAGACAATAAAAATAATGTATTCTTCATAATATACTCCCTATAATAACTAGGGAGCACAATGGTTAAAATATATTTTAATGAAAGGTCGAGCTGTCGTCGTTATTGAAGTACTGGAATACTGTATTTAGGCGTAGTAAGAGGCTGTTATCTTTAGTATCAACGTAAACAGAGACATACTCCCCTTCGCTTATACTATTAAAATCCTCTTCGAAGAGCCTCACTTCGCCGCCGGCCTGCTTAACCAACACTGTGCAGAGGGTAGTAAGGTAATCTGCGTTACTAATATTGTCTTTAGCTTGGTTGATCGGTCCAGACATTTCATCCGTGTCGCTCATCGTATCCAGTATGACCTTTGCTTCACGGCTTAATTCTAGAAGTATCTTTGATTGCTTCTTTCTGTATCGGTAGCCAGTTACTAACAATATAACGGACGATATTAAAAACAGAGTAGAGAGTATGATTGAGGGAAGGACCATGTTATAATTATCAAGAGAAAGAAGAACCGCACCCACAAGTTGTAGTTGCTTTGCTATTATTAAAAACAAATCCTTCTTTAAGGCCTGTTTTTACAAAATCTATAGTGGTGCTAACTAAGATACCGGCAGATACCGGATCAACATATACACGGACGGCCTCTAATTCTATAATGATGTCATCGTCGTCACATGCTGTATCAATATCCATAGTATAAGTCATTCCGCTGCACCCTCCACCGACAATAGCAACTCGTATATGTTCTTCCAATTCTAAAACTTTGTTAAGCTGTTTTATCGCATTTTGTGTAAAGGTTAACATAGCTTTATTTCAAGTAAGGTTTCCAAGTCTCATTAACTATGTGACTAAATTTAACTGTCATTCGAAGGGACTCCCTCATCGTTGGTCGCTTGGGTGTACGAAAGAGTTTAAAGCCAGCCTCCTTCGGCGTATGGGCGCCCTTCCTCTGATTACACGGTAAGCATGCTGACACCATATTCTTCCATTCTTTCTTACCATTCCGAGATTTTGGCATTACATGGTCAAGAGTTAAATCTTTAGCCGCAAAGAATTTATAACAATATTGACATCGATACTCATCGCGAATAAGGACGTTCTTTCTAATGCACGATATATCAGAACCTGCCACCCAGTATTTGATATACTTCTTCAATACAACGACTGCTGGAATTTGGAATGTTTCTTTTTGAGATCTAACAACATCATCATAAGCCTCTAAAACGAAGGCCTTGCCCATCAACGTTAATACTAGGCCCTCCTCCCACGAGACTATCCCTATAGGGTTAAATGCGGAGTCTAATTTTAGAGTTTGCAAATTTGACATGCTATACTAGAGTAGTATATTTTAATGCATAAGGCAAGAAATTTAAAAAAATTACTTCTTAATTTCTTTCATTAGTTTCTTGATATCTAGCCCAGCACAATCGATTTTTTGTGGATATAGATGATAGTGGCTGATGAATCCTTCGAATTCGTTAGCTGCAGCTTGATCAGACACCGCCCAAAGCGTCTCCCCTGCACTGTCGACTGGGCATGCATATGGAATATCGAATTTGTTATGGATGGCCTCCCAAAGAGCTTTGAGCGCTTCAATCTGTACGGGATAAAAATCAGTGAAATCTGGTAGAATTTGGCCGTGGATCTCTTGTTCGGAAATGATCGGCCGTTCGCCAAAGCCATTTCTCTCATACCATGGCTGGTATTTTGGATAATATGCATTTGATATCTCTACGCCCAAGCAGTTGTGGTTCCATTTGTTACCGCCGGCGTGCCATGCTGCATGCTGAGTGTCCAAGAGTTGGTATATTGTACCATCATTATCAATGCAGAAGTGAATTGAGATTCCTCTTTGTTGTAATACACGCGCGCACGAGGCAGAATTCAAACAGACATCCCAATGGTTAACAAAGAACTTGGGCTCTCTTTCAGGTTTTCCGGCATAATCGTAGTATTGTTTGCGACCTCCTGTGGGATAACAAGACAACCCGTCCTCCTCAGACCATAATTTTACTTTGTCCCACTTAATCTCGTAAAATGAGCCATTGTGCACTAAGTGGTTGATTTTATTATCATTTTTTGCCTCTGAGGGTCCGTAGGAGTCTATCCGCGACTCTCTAGATGTCCAGATACGCCTGAAAGTAGTGGGCCCAACAAGTCCATCGGATTGCAAACCGTGCTCTCCCTGGAACACTTTAACAGCTTCGATTAGCTCTTCGTCGTTTTCTTCGGCACCAAACCAGCTGGGCTTCCAACCTAACTTTTCTGCGGAGGCTTCATTGTAAAATATTTTGTCCATAATTTCCTCACTAGTGGATATATTCTCAGCTGCCTCTTCTTTTGTGGGAAAGGCCTTCTTGAAATCTTCAACAACCTTCTCTGGCTTTGGGCCTTCGATACGTGAAGGGTCTTTAATAAAAAGATTCTTAAGAAACTCTAGAATCAATTTTAGAAGGTTCATAACAATTCATTGATCACTTCATCGATGACATCATCTAGGCTTTCATCGATATCAAATATACCGGTATTTAATTTATTAAGCAGCATCTCATACTGTTTCTTATAAAAAGCTAACTTCTCCGGATCAATAGTGGGGTCTTCTTGCCAGCCATTTGGAAGATTATAAGTTTGCCGTACGGCATCATCGGCTTCATGTTCATTTCGGCCCCCATGTTCGCTGGCCGCAAAAGCTCTCTTTGTATCATCTATATGCCGTCCCGCATCGAATCCTTCATCGATATCAAACTCACCGGCCGCAAACCTCTTCTTAACCGGATCTACTTTAGAACGTTCGAATGTTTCTATGAAAGCGTCAAGAAGATCAGGGTTTGTGACAAAACTTTGTACTGGCCATCGTTCTCCCTCCGCCTCATCAATTCCGGCCCGGGCCTGCAATTGTCTGTACGCATCGGGATCATTGATTATGTGATTCGCGAGATTAATAAAATCCGATCCGCCGCGGGCAAATTGATTATATACGTCGACTATATTGTGTTGTAATTGCAAGTGATCGCCTAATTTCGAAATCTCTTCTTCATCGGCCACAAGCTCAGACTTGATAGTATCAAAGCTGGACTCATCACCGGACATACTGGCATATGCTCTTTCGGCGTTCTCCCAGCGCGCTGTTTTATATAAATATATCTCTTGTGGTGTGGTGTTAACTTTTGCTTTTCCATGTTTATCATAGATCAGCTCGCGCGCAACGTTCAATCTCCCCTTTGCAAAAGCTTCCCCAACTGATTCACGAACACTAAGCTGGTCGGCTGCAATTAACCGGTACCGATCACCCTTACTTCCCTTTGCAAAGAAAACGTTTATAAGCTGCTTACCATTTCGAAATTGTTTTTTTGGTAAAGAGCCCAAGTTTTCAACATCTGTACGATCCATATCTTTAGGAGATATGCTGGCCGGCCCATGTGACTTAATACTCGGTTCGGGCCCTTTTGCTCCGGGCCGTAGGTGCGCGTACCCCGCGTCGACAGCCGGTGAATTGTACCGTGTGGATCCTTGGTCGGGCCGAAGATCTTTATCCCAGACAGCTTCAGTTAGCCTTTGAATTTCGCTTCGCAAAAATTTTATTGTTTTATTATCCACATCTTAATTAGATTTAAAATTAAGTTAGGGCGGATTTAATCGTCGCAATCACTAGTAGGCATCTTTTCGAAGGAATCCAAAAATTTTTCCCGCTCTTTCACCCATTTGTCCTCGACATTAATGTGCCAAACTACCTTTTTACCAGCTTTATCTTTCGCTTCGAAGTGGAGCACACCATGGCGCTCATCTAGTGACACCATATTGTCATGGCCATAGAAGGAATTCAGCCTCTGTAGGAACTCTTTTAGTAAATCCATGGAGTCTATAATCATGTTACTCATGTAATATATATACCATTAAACGCCAATTAGCGTACAGTGGCCAATTAATATACAAAAACGGCTAGCTGCAGCGTCATAGCCGGCGCCTACTCGCAAACGCGACAACATACCCGGGCTCTATCCGACATATGTGCTGCTAGCATGCACGAAGCGTCGTATGCTAACTGCAGGAGGCCGGCAAGGCTATATGGAGCGTGTGGCGATGATAGTGGCCTAAGGGCGCAGCTATCTTTTTGGTCGGATATATTTGGGGAGGCCTTTTTTGGGGGTAAGGGATTTACGCATGCTCCTGGCTGCGCGGATTCTTTTATTAGACTCTACTCTGGCTTTATATCTAAGTTCTAAGCGTCTCAAGCGTTTCTCTACCCCATCGCTGTCGTGTTCCTTGCGCGCCTGGAGTCTTTTATGGCCCTTCCATGCAAAATATACTAGTAGACCGCCTGGGATTATGATTGCCAGTGTTAATATCATTGCTTGGCCGAAGCTAGTTGGCATTAGACTCTCCGTTATGCGGCTTATAAGTTATTGTATCCTCTACAATTTAATTAGTATACTCTCTATTTTTTATTGGCGGATTTTTTAGCGCTGAGTATTATCTTTAACCTCTTTTGCTGTGTTGGTTAATGCTAGGTACATGCATGCTTTTATTATATACTTCATCCTCGATATGATTAGCTGAATTAGCCGGCCTACATTATGAGGTGGTACTTAATATCTCAGATTTTTGTCGCGATATCGTTAACGTCCATGGCGCAACCCACATGCACCCTACATGCATTGGGGATAAGATCCCGGGATAGGGGGAGGGGGGGTACCTGTCATGTTATATGTATTATACATTCTTTTTATTAATGCTCTCGGCGATGTTCTAGTCTCTGCTGTGAGTTAATCTGAAGATCACAAAGCTCATGAACTCACGGATTGCATAGCTCACAAGATCACGGCTCACAACTCACAAGGCCGGAGGTAATATAGTGGAGAGTACGCATGCAGCTGCGCAGATAGCTATGAATTCATACATTGTTATAGTGCTTGTAGAATAGTCCATATGCATTGCTGAGTAATTAAGCAGCTAACCCAGAAGGTACGCTCTGACTCTCGTATAAATCGTGGAAGCAATTGCATGATAACGTATATAGTTTATAAATGTTATTTTGCCCACCCTGTAACATCTTTATAACAACTTTCCCAACAACCTCAGACTGACGGGCAACTAGAAAACCCGGTTAGCGTCGTGTTGGTTGCTACACCTAGCCATGTAACTAGTTTATTAATATCAATTCACTCTGCGCAAAGTATAATGTTCGGCCTAGGCGTTGTATGTGTACGTACGCTGCCCACTCATACATCTCTTTGTGTACTGACACAATGATACCGCACTCGTCGCCAATATCCTCGTTGGAGAAGTAGAAGCTATCGCTGAGACTCACAAGCTGACCGACGGCAAAGGGCGCGGTTTCCTGCGCGATACTGCCTGATTTCGCTGAGATTTGACTGTGAGTTTTTATCTCCATTAAGTAGAACCTTTATTAAGTGGTTGAATTCATTATACTTTTTTTTAATGCTATTTCCGCTCTCTGCGTGATTATTGGCCAATATTGGGGCTAATTACTCACATCGCTGCTTAGAATACTCACAAACTCATGATATATACTCACAATACCTGCTCACAAACTCACAGCTTGACATTGGTGTTGTGGGGGTGTACTTAGTCGCTGTCATTCAGCAGGCCATCAGCGCAGACGCTATAAAGCATATATTAATAAATAACTAACATATAATGCCGTAAGCTAGCAACTATACACCACTTATATCATTCTCTATATCTGGCAATTGCTGGTTGCTAGTGTCTATGCAAGGTTCGCAGGGGCAGGTTTCTGGATGAGGGTTAGGCTCAATGGTTTTTAAATCAAACTCAGACCAACCGTATTCTGGTTCTTCTTTGTCTTGCCATTGTATTACGTAGCGTCTCACCTTATAGCACTTTGTTACTACACCTATTTTATTTTCGTACCTTGCAAACTTACCTACAGATCCTGAGAATCTAGCTTTTATTAAGTCTCCCGGTTTTAAGTCTCTTGTTGTCATTGGTTTTATCTTTTTATTCTTCTTCGCTCTCGTTAGTTTTGTTCATAGTCTCATGAAGGAATTTAACGTGGATGAGTTTTTCTTCTCTCACTCCATAAAGGAACGTTAGGTTCTCGCTCTCAACGTCGCCTAGTCGTATGGCGTATGGGCCAGCTGCCTCGTCTTCCTCAACGGGGTTGATATCGTGGACAGTGCAGGTACCCCAGCTAATATAGTCTAGGTGTACTACCTCGTCTCCTATTTCGAAAAAATACATGTTAACTCTCCTTCTCTAACTACTTTCCAAACTAACTTAACTCTCTCCTTCTCCTAGTTTAATTAAATATTCTTCGTCCCATGCCATGCGCTCAATTCCGCCATGATGTACAGTCACCACTCGCGGGGCGTTGCGCCAAGTACCATGGTGCGGGACAACTGCGATGACAATCCCGGGGAGATTCGCAAAGAATTCCTCTGGACTGTTTAATTCTCTTCCCCTGTCGTTGACCTCTACAAGATCTCCAACGTTAAACCTCACGCGTTCGAAGCTAGGAGCCTCAAGCGCAGCTGCATTAGGAGTCTTTTGTTTAGAGCTATCGGCCATGTTTATGACGCTGCCGTGAAGTAGACTAGGTACTCGTCAGTTGTGATACGGTAATTCCATGCTGATTTAGTCTCGCCGGACATAAGACGTACAGTGATAAACTGAGACTCGCGAATCAAGCGGGTGTTCCGCGTCACTTCCCCGTGCTCCTCGACCCCTACAACAACTCCCATGCCACCAGCTGCGGGTCCCATTATCTTGACCAGCTGGCCAACGTGAAACTGCTCAACAGCCACGTTCTCACCCTCGCGGATGCGTGGGCGCTTGGTAGGGCGCGCTGGGGCACGTGTAGCTTTCGTCTTCTTGCGCGGTGTCCTCAGGCTAGCGCTAGCTCCCTTCGGTGCCTTAGCAGCTGCTGGCTTGTTGCTAGCCTTCTTCTTGCGGCTCCAGCCGTTGTTGGCCCAGCACGCATTCGCGCAAACAACTTTTCCAGACTTTGCCTTGAACTTCTTTGCTCCGCACTTGCAGGCCGATGCACCCTCGGCTCCGACCTCGATGGCAATCAACGCAGAGGCAAAGCGAGTGGAGCCCTTAAAGGTGCTCCCGGTCGCAATCGTGCGCCACTGACTCTGGTTGTTGATGAACACTGCCTTAAACTGCGCGTGCTTGCCAGCAATCGCCTTCCCGGTGCTCTTGTCAACCCCGGCATTGAAGACGATGCGGACGTTCCGAATGGACGAGTGAAACTTGCTAGCCACAAGCTCATCCGCCTTGTTGTTGTGTACTTTGAAGCCGTTTGCGGTGAGTGCTTTGCGAATCGCTAGTGTCATGGTGCAGATCTCCCGGGCTTCATTGCCCACTTACTCTTTAATTATACCTGCGAAACGAGGCAAAGTCAATGGCTATAACTTTATTCTCAAATAAAAGTTATCGGCCCTCTGGGATCTTGATTCCAATCACGCGTTCAGTCGTCTTGAAGTAGGGTCGCTGGGCATGTCGTTCGCTGGTCATCCACATACGCTGGCAATTGCTAGCGATAGGCTTAGGAGCCTCCATGTCGGTCAAAACAATGTGTCCGTCGAACTTGCCAGCGTTGACAAACTTTGTCGGCGCGTTGAAGTCGGTGCCACCGTAAAGCACTCGTTCTCGCTTGCGGGTTTCGCCCTTCTTCCAGACGTAGACCTTCGACTCATCAACGCGAGTGTCGAACGGTACGACCGTGAAGGTCGCGACATTGGCTAGCTTGTTCAGTTCCGAGAAGAACGCTGCTAGCATCTTGTCACTTACCGACCCAGACTGATCGACGCTGATAGCGATGTTGGCCTGTCGAAGCACCTTAGAACCCGGGTGCTGGTAGGGGTAGCGTTTGTTCAGCCGGCGCACAGTAGAACGCTTGTTGGCGCGCTGAGAGGTCTTGATGAAGTAGCGGAGGACCTTCTTCCAGTCGACCGTTGAGCGGATGGAATCTAGGATCTGCTTGCGTACGCTGCTAGAGACGGTACCCCAGCCGCGCGATGCGCTAGCCTCCTCGGCAGCATCCTTGATGTATTCTTTAATTCGTTCCTTAGCAATCTGCTTTGCTTCGTCGCTACCCTCGGCCCAGCCGCCGTGATCATCAAACTGCTGGTCCTCCCAGGATCCGTTACCTTGGCCTTGGCCCTGACCTTCGCCTTCGCCTTCGCCCTGACCTTGGCCTCCGCCTTCGCCTTCGCAGTCGTCGCCGGGGTTGTTGCCCTGCTGGCCTTCGCCTTCGTTCTCTTCCTGCTCTTTCTGCATATCCTTCAGGGCTTTAAGGTACCACTCGGCAGACTGGCCCGCCGGAAGATTCTTGAAGGGTCCTTCGCCGGGCATGCAGCATGCTTCGGGCAGCTGTCCCTGCAAGTGGGAGTTGATAGCCAAGTCTGTCGCGATGTTCCAGATTTTCGTCATCTTCTTTTCTGGAAGTCGACCCGTAACATGTTCGAAAACAAGGTGGTAGAACTCATGCTTGAGTACTCCGGCTCGCTGAACATCAGTAAGGCCGGCGAAAAACTGAGTGTTGTAAGCCATTTCCAGCTTACCTTCTTCGGTCACTCGGACACCAGCAGTCGGCACGGCATCGGAGGCTACCTTGTCGACGCGTCGGCTGAG